GCATTTTTATACCTCGGAGCGAGACAAAGAGTTTTATCCCCTTTTTGACCACGTTTTTGAGGACGGATACAAGTGGGGAGAGGACTTCAGCTTCTGCATCCGTTGGAGGAGAATCGGGGGGAAGGTGTGGATTGACCCTGAGATGGGGATGGGCCACGTTGGATATAAGATTTTCCAGGGCCATCTAGGAAATTGGCTCAGAAACAGATAAACTCATGTAACCTTTGCAAAGGAACCGCCATGTCGAATTACGCTCAGATTTCAGCAACCACGCTGATCAAGAACTCTCAGGGCAAGATCAAGGGCATCATGGTCAGTGCCGCTTCTGGTACTCCCTCAATCACCATTTATGACCAGCAAACCGCTGGGACGACAACTAAAGTGATTGACACTTTTACCCCTGTTGCTGCCACGAACTACAACTTTTATGATGGAATTAATTGCAAAAACGGCATTTATGTCGTGATTGCGAACACGGTAAGCTGCACTGTTTACTATGAGTGAACATGGCGAATCCAGCAGACACTCAAACGACTAACATCGTCCCGGTTCAGGGCGTTTTTGATCCTGAACCAACATTTGCCCTGCAATACTTTGTCGGGCCTGCTGGAACGCCTTTCCTGCCTCCTACTGACCCCAATATTGACGGGGCAACAATCACCAATTCGACCGTCAACAGTTCGATCATTGGTGGATCTGTCCCTGCTGCCGCTTATTTCACCAGTATCAGTACAACAACTGGACAAATCTCAACCTTACCAACGGCTGACAACGACATTGCCAACAAGCAATATGTTGATTCTGTCGCTCAAGGGTTGGACATTAAAGCGGCTTGTTCGTACACAACCACCGGGAACATTACCCTTACCGGGCTGACAACTCAGGCTGGTGGCGATTGGGGATCAACCCTGACCGCAGGCACTCGGATTCTGGTTAAGAATCAAGCCGCCCCCGCCGAAAACGGCATTTATGCGGCATCTGCAACGGGATGGACACGCACTTCAGACATGAATGTTTGGGCAGAAGTCCCCTCCGCATTCACGTTTATCCAGCAAGGCGTAACCCTGTCGGATACCGGTTGGGTTTGTACGGCTGACCCAGGTGGAACGATCAACGTCACCGCAATGCCTTGGACGCAGTTTTCAGGAGCCGGGACGTATCTCGCAGGCAACGGCCTTCAGATCGTTGGCAACACCTTTTCTGTGAAGCCCAACGGGACAAGCCTAGATGCTAGTTCTAGTGGCCTCAAAATCTCCGACACTTACGCAGGACAGACCTCGATCACGACTCTGGGCACGATTGGGACGGGAACCTGGCAGGGCAACACCATCGGCGTTGGGTATGGTGGAACCGGTGCGGCGACCTTTTCTGCTGGTTATGTAAAGGCCAACGGGACGACTGCATTCACCACGGTTGCCACAATCCCGAACACGGACATTACCGGACTCGGTACTATGTCCACCCAGAATGCCAACAACGTAGCCATTACGGGCGGTTCTGCGGCTCTAGGAACGCTTAAAACGCTTGGCCTAACCGGATACCTATACGGCAACGATACAAACGCTGTAACGGCCTCTACAACGATCCCCAACACCGCCATCACGGGTTTGGGAACCATGTCCACTCAGAACGCCAGTGCTGTGGCGATTACGGGTGGAACCGCTACCGGCCTGACTAACCTGGGTGCAGATTACCTGCAATTGAACGTTGCAGCGGGTGCGACTTATGCCTACGGCAAACTCTACTGGAGTTCTACCGGCACGCTGAACGTTGGCCTTGATGGTAGTGCAAGTCTTGTAATGCCTGTGGGTGAGGTTCTGTATACCTACGGAAAAGCATCGTCTAACATCACGATTGGTCAGGTTGTCATCAAAACCGGCGTGGTTGGCGCATCTGGCGTAATTCAGATGGGGCCATCAACCGCAGGAATTACTGACGGAAATGCGATTGTCGGTATTGCCTGCGAATCAATTGCCTCTGGTAGTTTTGGGCGGGTTGTGAATCATGGCGTTGTGCGTGGATTTAACCTTTCTGCTTACAACAACAACGACACACTTTGGTATGACCCGGCTGGTGGTGGTGCGCTCACCGCCACAAAACCCTCTGCGCCTAATCTGAAGGCTGAAGTCGGGATTGTGATCAATAACGGTTCTGGAGGCTCGGGGTCGATGTTTGTGTCCTTGTTTCCAGGCTCACAGCTTGGTGGCACTGACCAAAACGTTCAGATTACGGGAACGCCAGCAGACGGATCATTGCTTCAATACGATGCGACATTGCAGTATTGGAAGAACGTTGCATCCAGTACGGTTTCAGTCGGAACTGCAAGCAATCTGGCTGGTGGTGGCGCTGGTTATATTCCCTATCAGTCTGGTGCTGGCGCTACATCTTTTCTCGGTGTTGGCACTACCGGGCAAGTCCTGACCTCCAACGGCGCAAGCGCCCCGACCTGGACGACTCCCACGGCTTACGCCACGGTGACGGATGACACCACCACTAACTCGACCCGTTATCCGCTGTTTGCCAACCAGACAACGGGCAACCTGACGACTAACTACGTCAGTTCGACCAAGTACCAATTTAACCCGTCCACCGGCGAATTAAGTGCTACGGGATTCACCGGATCGGGCGCAAACCTGACCAATTTGCCTGCTGGACAGCTATCAGGCACGATTCCCTCAACTGTTCTGGGCAACTCCACGGTTTACATTGGAACCACGGCAATTCTGCTGAATCGCTCAAGCGCCAGCCAATCCCTGACCGGGGTGAGCATTGATGGGTCGGCAGGCTCTGCAACCACGGCAACCACGGCGACAAACGCCACCAATGTTGCGGTGACGGACAATACATCGACTAATTCGGACTATTACCCGACTTATGTCACCAACACCACGGGCAATTTGCCTATTACTGTGTCATCCACTAAACTTAAATACAACCCATCCACAGGCGTTTTGACCGCGACAGGTGGCGTTGCTGGAGGTAATTTCTGATGGACTGGAAAATTCTTGACATTGAGGCTGAAGGCGACTTGATCACCAAGGCCCGTTATCTTGTCACCGCTGTTAATGAAGTGACGGAAGTCTCCACGGAAGGCTGGTGGCACTTCCAAAATCCGGTTCTTGTCATTCCCTTCACGGACGTTAAAGAGGCTGATGTGATCGCCTGGATTGACGCAGAAGCCTCTCAGCCGGTGACTTACACCGATCCTGACGGGACGACCAAAACGGACACCAGCCACAAGATCACGGCGCGTCTTGAGGAGCAATTGGCGGCACTGACGCAACAAAAACAGAAAAAGGTAATCCCTCCTTGGTTGCCTCAAACCTTCACGCCTGATATTTAAGGAAAGAATATGTCAGTTCTTCTCTCTCCTGTTGGCGGCGTTGCAGCACAATTCTTTGATAATGACGGAAATGTCTTGTCAGGTGGCAAGATTTACACCTATGCCGCTGGAACTTCTACGCCTCAAACGACATACACAACTAGCGCAGGCAACATTGCTCATACCAATCCAATCATTTTAGATTCGGCTGGTCGTGTTCCAACGGGTGAAATTTGGTTATCATTCAATATTACATACAAATTTATCATTAAAGATTCTAATGATACGTTGATTGGAACTTACGATAATATTGGTGGGATTAATTTGGGTGGAAATGTACAAAATTACACTGGCGATGGAACTACAACTACTTTTGCGTTACCCATTGGTGTAGCTGGTGTTTATAATATTTTCATTAATGGCGTTTACCAGAATAAAAATACATATTCAGTTTCAAGTGGAAACATTGTGTTTTCACAAGCGCCACCAAATTTTTCTATTATTGAGGCGCAGGTGTAATCATGGCTCAAACCGGATACACCCCAATCCTGATTTATAGCAGTTCAACTGCTAGTCAGGCTCTCCAAGTAATTGGTTGGAAAACCGTTCCCACCACGGCGGGTGGTACTGGACTAACTTCCTACACCGCTGGTGATATGGTTTATTTTGCCAGTGGAACTGCTTTGTCGAAACTGACGATTGGTACTGCTGACTATGTGATGACTAGCAGCGGAACCGCGCCTCAATGGTCACAGTTCTTGAAAGCAACTGCTGGCGGCACAGGTCAAACATCTTATGCTGTTGGTGACATTCTTTACGCTTCCACCACAACAGCATTGTCCAAATTAGCCGATGTTGCTACTGGAAACGCTCTAATTTCCGGTGGTGTTGGTGTTGCTCCGTCATGGGGAAAAATTGCGCTGACCACTCATGTTTCTGGTGTTTTGCCAGTAGCAAACGGTGGCACAAACGCATCAAGCGCAAGCATTACTGTTTTCAACAACATTACAGGTTACACAGCATCCGGTGCAACTGGAACAACAAGCACAAATTTAGTGTTTAGCACTAGCCCTTCAATTACAACGGCAACGCTTGTTGGAGATAACACGCTATCAACAGGAAACTTGATTCAAGGCACAGCCGCGAAAGGCATCAACTTCACCGCCAACACTGCCGCAGCGGGAATGACTAGCCAGTTGCTGAACTGGTATGAGGAAGGTACTTGGACGCCTGCACAAGGCAGTGGTTTAACTGTTGTAGGAACA